CCATCATTTTCAAAAGGATAAGGTGCAATGTTATTTTCTGAAATCATAACATCAATAACATCACTATCTTGATTTGTACCATCATTAAACATAGCAGACAGCCAATTCTCAGGGGTAGAACCACCAGCATCATCAGCATCTGAAGGAGTATTAGGATCCAATTGATTAGGAAGACCACGAGAAGCAGCATAACCCTCAATAAGAGAAACAGCATCTAATCCAGTTACAGCAGAAACACCAGGATAACTAGAACCAACAGCAATAAACTCACGTTCTACTGTTGTACCAGGGTCAAAAACACCAGCAGGTGTAGTCAATGGAACAGAAATCTTTGAAGATTCCCATTCACCTGCAATAAAACCAGCTGGAAGCAAATTCTGAACAATACCACCATCATGATGAGCATCATCAGCATAAATTTTGAAATCCAAAAATCGTGGCTTAACAGATTGTGCTTCAGACAAAGCATCTTTATTCATGCGTTCCCAAGCACGGAAACCTTTCTCCCAAGAATTAGACATAACCCAAGTATTGGGCAATTTCTTAACATTCAAAGAATAAGGAGCTCCAGAAGGTGGAGCAGTAGCACCAAGCAAAAACTTGAAACCGGAAACGGCCCAATTTATACCTTGACGGTAAAATCTTCTATTCACAAGTGAAGCAACTTGTGACAAATCAATGTAATTGCTTTGTGCAGAACTTTCTACAGAATATGCAAAAGTCAAAGTCTGAACAGAGGGTTCAATCTTAGTCATTTTCGAGTATTTACGCTTAACCATATCCATTACGCTATCCTCGACGGTAGATAAACTCACAGGTGTGAGAAACTACCGAGTACAGGGGAGAACGCCCTAATATTCATAAATACTAATTAGATGCCAGTCTCAATGACTACTGACATAATTTCGTCCCCTGTAATAAATAAAGAGTGGGGTTACACCTGTAAATCCTGCCCCTGGGTGCCGGAGGTATCCGACTCTGATGATTTCATAAGAGTGAAAATCAGAGAATCAATGAATCCAAAAGATTCTAGATCACATAATCTAAGATTCCCAAAAAGATGTAAATCATGTGATACAAAAAAGAAGCGATCTACCAGGAGAAGAAAAGCAATCGCCAGAGTATTCGGAATGTCTGCTGGGATTGGTAGCTTCTTACCAACGTACAATTATCCTAAACTGATAACATTCGCATTACCAGTTAAACCTTCAGAAGAATATGAAGATAGATTTGACCAAGTAAAACTCCTAGAGTCAAAGATGCCTAAGGCTAGAAAATTGTTAATGAAAAACGGTACACTCGGAGGTACATTTGCAATTGAATGTACATCTAGGTTAGCAAACCTTGATGTGTATCCTGACGCATTTATGCAATGGAAACACCATGCACACGTTCACGCAGTATGCGTGAGTAATTTTGTTCATCATAGTAAACTCTCAGAGTATTGTGAACAACTAATTCCCATAGGCCTGGGGAGAATTAATTTGAAGGCTCCAAGGAACTCAAAAATTGTAGCAGATTATATTTCGAAGTATCTGTCTAAAGAAAATCAAAGACACAGAACATTCGGTATCATGAGAAAAGTACCTGAACATGAAAGAGGATGTATATGCAAACACGAAGACATGCAAGTCAATCACTATGTCTGTGAATGTTTGATATGTTAAGGGCGATCCTCCTTCGGAGGCTTGCGCATAAGATGAATGTGTAGCAGAGGTTCCAAGCATACGAGTGCTACACTATTGAGGAAGTTCTTCCTTAGGTAAAATATTAATTTGATACCATTTAGTACCAAGAAGGGCTTCAACACCCTTTACAATGACTTTACGACCAAGCCATATAGCCGGAGAACCATATCCAGGATAACCAGCAGAAATAGATCTACCGGAAACAACTGCAGATTCTTGTTTTAACTCTGGAACCATACGTTCCTGAATAGAAACAGGAACATCTTCCAAAACGGGAGCGAGAATAAAATCAACAAATGTGATAGGTTTATCTCTCTGGTCAATAAGCCAATTTTCAAGTCTGTTATGTCCATAATAAATCATTATTCCACCCACTCTGCGTTACAACATAAACACACACAATGTGTTATCTCGTCATCAATTACGTTCTTTTCAACTTTAGAACGTGTACAATTACACATCAATATCGCCTGCGATAAGCACGATTTGATTTCTTAACGGTAACTAATTTCTTAGTTGATTTCTTACCGTTCTTGTAAATATAACGAACAGTTCTATTTCCTTTCTTAAACGTCTTTCCTTTCTTCCAAGCCATTATGCACACACTCCAACAACATGTTCTGAAGCCTTGGAGGTAAGGCCGAGGACATGCGAAAATAATACGAGTACAAGATACTCAATACGATTATTTTTGAGATGATCAATAACCATAGCCATCTTAGATGTAGCAATAGCAGTTTCAACGGGAGCATTCATAATATCACATCTCCGTCATAGGTTCACAAAGATAACCTCTATGAGTACCAGGTACTAAATTAACCTGTAACAAAATATTGATTGGTTTCTGTGGCGTAGCATCAAAACCAAAATGCTCTAATTTAATTAAACCACAAGGGAAATTTCCACCAGGCATACGAATCGTAGAAGAAATAGTAGTATCTGTATAATATTCAGAATCATGAAGTTCTAAACCAGTACCTTGGTTAGCACCATTAGGGTACATAGTATCAGTATTAACACCATCATTTTCAAAAGGATAAGGTGCAATGTTATTTTCTGAAATCATAACATCAATAACATCACTATCTTGATTTGTACCATCATTAAACATAGCAGACAGCCAATTCTCAGGGGTAGAACCA